CCTCTATTATAAGTATATACATAGTAGTCACTTGAATCTAAGCTACTACTTAATAATACACCATTAGTAACAGGATTTCTTCTTAGTATACCTCTAGAAATAGAAGGTACACAGTTAATCATCTCTGCTACTTGTACCTCAAATCTTGATTCTTCAAATTGTTGAGATACACCTCCAGCTAGGTTCTTTAAGGTATGATTGACTAAAGGCATATTATTGTCCCCAAGTTGGATTATAGTATCTACTAGTTACCCTACTATCAAATAAGTTATAGTCATTATATTGTAATTCTTCTCTTTGTAAGTTAGTAAAAGCATCTATTTCATCTTGTACAGTAAAAGCATATAGTTCTTTACTACCTACTACTCTTTGTTGAAATATTCTAGCACTTCTAAGAGCAATATATTGATAAGCATTTACAGGTAAATCAGAATAATCTGTAAGCCATACAGCAGTACCTACTACAGGTCTATCAAAAGAGTAATCTTGTTTATATCTATTATAAATCTTATTACCTTTAATTACTAACATACCTCTATCTTGTGAATCACCTACATCAAATCTAAGTAAATTTTCTGGTAGTGCAATAAAACCATTAGAATCTGGGAGTAATGTAAAGTTTCTATCAGTATTAAAATACCAACCTCTAGTTTGTACTTCTCTCATAGTGTAAGCTACAATATCTCTAGCAATTTGAGCATCAGTACCTACATCTAAATCAGCTAATACAGTACCAGTAGGTAGAGGTGTTTGATTGATAGCAATAAGACATTGATTTACCATCCCTAGCTTGTCTGTAGCATATAGGGAATTATCATCATAAATTTCAGTAGCCATTTTATTTCCTTTATATTTTTATTATACTATATAACTCTCTAGAATCCCCCTAAGGGGACTCATAGAATTATGCAGCGTTAGCAGTAACAACAGCCAATGCAGATGGGTTAAGAGTTCCCATACCAAGTGCATAGTATGAAGTCAACAATGTACCAAGTTGTTGTGGTAAGTAGTTAGCTTCTGAAGTAATTTCCATTGCTTTAACAACACCATATACTTCTGGAGTAAATACCATACCTACAAGTGTAACACCTGATGGAGTTGGTAAGTGGTTAGTTTGTACAATTTCAAGACCTGCAATTTTAAATACACGTCCTGAACCAAGTGTACCATTTACACTTCCATCATTCCAGTCACGGTTGATAGCTTTTTTAGATTGTACTAGGTTGTAGTAATATACAGGGCTAGTAACAAATACACGTCCATCAGTAGGAACATAGTTAGTATCCAATCCAGCTTGTGCAGCAAAGATAGCATCAATGATAGCATCACCTTTTGCTTCAGCAGTAGCACCAGATGCAATAGCAGCATTGTTTACTGAGATAGAAGCAGTTTGTCCATCTTGTGGAGCAACAGCTGCAGAATCATAGATACCTTGGAAGATAGCTTTATCAATTTTAGTTGCCAATACTTCAGCATGTTGTCGTGCAATCTCACCACGCATTTCCCATTGAGCTAGTTTTTGTTCTAGGTCATCTAAGAAAGTAGAGTAGTAGTAACGGCTATCAATAGTGATAACACGCTCATTTGATTTGATAACTGAAGCAACAACATCAGAACCAGGAGTGTGTTGTGCAACATCAGTAGCAGCAGCCCGTCCTGTTGTAATGAATTGAGCAGATTTTCCACCTGAAATTGTACGTGTTTTTACAAGCCCTAATGCAATATTCTTCATTGCAAATGCAGCAAGTACTTCACCTGTAAACAATTTCAGGAATTTATTTCGGACGTCACCTGTACCAGCATTCTGACCAGGATAAGTAACAGTATAAGACATAATTCAAAATCTCCATTAGATTAATTTTTTTAGTAGCCCCCCGAATACTCAGTAGGCAGTTGTTAGATTCTATAGAATCACCATAAAACTTATGTACACAAGTCTTAGTATAATACCGTAGTACCTCTAAGGCTCAGTAGTACCATATAGTAGAGGAGGACCTATATGGCACAAGTGAACCTTAGAGGATAGAGGATTAATCTCCTCTATACACTCCAGCATACCAAGCACCCATGTCTGTAGCAAGTAGTTTATCTTCTACTTTTTTAGTATAACTAGCATCCTTACCATATCTAGGGTCATTCATATCCTTAGTCATATCACTTTTAGTTTCATAACCTGTGATAGCTTTAGGTTGAGGTTGTCTAGTATTAGTAATAGGACCATTAGGTGTAACACCTTTCTTAGAACTATTAAATTCTTTCATTAGAGCTGATACTAATATAGTAGTAGTTGATTCATCTGCTTTAGATAAAGCATCATTATAAGCTTTAACTTGAGCTTCTGACCAATTAGCTTGAGCATATACAGTAGCTTCTGCATAGTCTTCCATACTACCATAAGGTTTTACAATACTTTCATAGTATGATAATTCTTTCGCTTTTTGCCCTTCTACATATGTATCAACAAAATCTTTACTAAACCCTTTCTTAGCTAGGTCAGCATAATCTTCTTCTGTAAATTTACCACCATTATTATTATACTTAGTAGTAAAGTCTTCTACAATAGTAGCAGGTACAACAGGTACCTCTTCTTCTGTAGTAGGTGTAGTAGCTTTAGCTTTTAACATTTCTACTAACTCTTCTTTACTTAAGTTAGCATATTCATCATTAGCTTCTTCTGAAGGTAATACTACCTCTGGTGCTTCTTCTGTATCTTCAGCAAATAGAAGTTGTACTTCTTCTTCACCTAAAATACTACTCTGATTTTCCTGTTGGTTTTCCACTTGATTTTCCATCTGCTTTAATCTCCTCTTTTACTTCAGCTTTTGGTTTATTAATTTTCTTTAAAAATTCTGGATAACTTGTAACTTCCATTTAATCTCCTTAAGGGAATCTTTTTAATTTATATAATGTAGTAGCAAGTAGTGTACATATAGCATCAATATTATTTTGAATATGTGATTCATTACTCATTACTTTTCTATTCTTCTCTACAAAATCATATAGTCCTTGTACATATTTAATAGGGTCATTATTATATACAAAGGCTGTATTATAGTTTTCAATTACTCCAAAACATCCTTGATGTTCTTCAGCTACAACATCTACTAAATCTCCTAACTCATCATATAAATCATTAAGAGCCATATGTCTAGCATAGGACTTAGTAGATAAGTGTAGCATATGAGCAACTGTAACACCATGAAGTAGTGTACCAATAAAGGTAGCTACTGCTTTAGTATTCATTTTTTCCATATGTTAACCTCATCTGAAATTTTTTCAATATTTTTTGAATCCATAGATTAATACTATTACATTCCACCTTGACCTTGAGCCATTTGTTGTTGCATAGCTTGTTGTTGTTGAGCTTGAGCCATTTGTTGTGCCTCAGCTTGTCTTTGCTCTGCTGACTTAACTACTTTATCAGGGTCTAATCCTAATGCTGTAGCTACTTCTGTAATATATCCATCTATCTTAAAATATTGTTGTAATACTTCTGGTCCTAGTTGTGCTAGAGTTTGAAGCATATAGTTCAAGTTCTGTAAATCTCTTTCCCTTGAAATAGCAGCTGCTCCTGTTACTACAGAAGGTTCTGTAAATTTAAGTGCCTTAGGTTCTACTTCATCTAGTAGGATTCTTAATAAAGGTAGTTGTAAGTCTTGTGCAATTACAGAGTATACTCCACCTAGTGTTGATTCTAATTCAGCACTTGTAGCTCTTACTTCTGCACTTGTAGTTCTTTCACTATCTCTAATAGCACTAGTAAACATTAAGAATGCTTTACCTAATCTTTGTTCAATATTTTGAATAAGTTGGAATGGTACATTGAAGTCTGCACCTTTATCTACTCTAAGTGTAGTAACATCTTTTTCAAGGTCTCCTACAATAAAGTCTCCATTCTTAGCATCACTTAAATCTTGTAGTTGTGTAGTACTAGCAGGTCTTAATCCAAAGATAGTTTTAGCAAGGATACTTCCTCCTTCAACAATCATCTGACTTAGTCCTTCAAGACTTCTTAAGTCACCTAAGTATTGTTCTACTAATCCTCTACCATAATCTTCATTATGTACATTAGTCCATCTAAGAGGAATATAAGGTAAAGTTTCATTATCATATTCTACAATAGTAGATTCTAATATCTTATTATTTACTTCTTGATAAGCAATCCATTTCTTTTTATCTACTCTATAGATACAAGTATAAATATCTTTTTCAGTTACTTCTTCATCATCACCATTATCAGTAACATCTAAGTTATCATCTTTAAAATCTTCTGGTAATAATCTAACATCAATCTTTTCTTTAATAAGTATATTCATAGGATTACCTACATAATCTCTATCAATACAAAAGAATCTAGGATTGTATACTTTAAAACTACCACCTTTAACTTTATACAATAAAGCATTACCTGTTACAATTAATAATTTAACTGCTTCAAATAAAGGTACTCTTAGTGCTTGAATACTAATAAGCATATTAATATCTTGTTCAAGTTTACTAAGTTCTTTATCTAGTTCAGTTTGTTGGTCTGCATTTAATTTAGCTATATCCTCTGAATAAGGAATAAGTCTAAAGAAGTTACCTGTTGGAGGTAGTAATGCTAATAGTAATTTACTTGCTAAGTTGTTTACAGCAGCTGGACCAATAGAGTTATATGGTGTAACTAATATTGATTGTTCTGTCCAACCCATTCTAGGGAATAGATAAGGAAGTGTTAATAAACTACATTGTTCCCAAGTAGTATACTTACTTCCTTTAGCTCTATCTAACCTTGTAAACTTAGCACTAGCATCACCATATTTCTTTTTTAGTTCTGCTGGTTTCATTATACATTAACTCCTGTTGGTGCTGTATTAACACCTCCTGCAGCTGCATTAGCTAAAGGAATTTGTAATTGTTTAGCACCTAACCTTTTCTTAGTTACAGCACCTCTTTGTTTAGCTTGTTCTGATTCATTAAATGTAGCACCACCTTGAGCACCTACTACATCACCCATAGCACTAGTCATAGTACTAGGTCCAGATACATCTGGTGCTTTAGGTGTATCTAATAAGCTACCAGCTGCCATACCACCTGCTGCTCCAATAGCTGCTCCTGATGCAACACTCCCTAATGTAGCTCCTGCTGCTGTAGCTCCTGCTGCACCTGTAGCTGCTCCAGTACTAAATAGACTAGCACCTCCTGAATAGTAAGCTCCTAATAATGCACCACCAATAGTAAGTGCTTTAGTTAATCCACCACCACCCATCTAACTCTCCTTTAAAGGTATTGTTGTAATACCTGATTTTATTTTTAACATATTTATTAATTCAATTACTCCTGCTTTCTTCCAATATTCAGGTGTGCCTACAAAGAATACATCAGTATCAAATACATCAGGATACATATCTTCAAGCCACTTAATTAAATCAACTGTATTAGTAGGAATACTACTAAACTTATTCATACATCCTCCTCTATCAAAACTATAATTATTGCAATAACTATACTAATACTAAAGAAAGTATATACTATACTCTACTCTTACAATAGAACTATATAGTATAATATTATAATTATTATAATACTAATATTTAATACTACTATTACTAATACGTTAGTATTAATATAAGTAGTATATTACTATTAGTATATTATATATTATATATATTATATAGTATATATTATGTCTTTCTTTTTATCTTAGTTCTCATAGCACCGACTTATAGCATAAAATCATTCTTTAAGGCACTCCAACTCCCCTGCAGTAGCCCTTTTGAGTACTCTGTACTTCTCTGTTCAAAGAAGTTAGCTAACTCTACTGTATTAAGTAAATCTTCCATATAAGGAAGTGGATTATTCTTTACTTTAAAGTTACCTTTTAACCCTATTCCTAATAATCTTCTATCAGTAATATACTCAATATATCTTTTCATATCTTCTTTATCTACTGTATACTCACCATGTTTGTATAAGTAGTCTAATAGTGACTTCTCATTTCTAACAATTTGTCTAGCAGCACCATATATAGTCTTCTTTAAACTATCATCCCATATCTCTGGATTCTCTTTAATGAATTGTTTAAATAACCAAGTATTACTTTGTACATGTAACTCTTCATCTCTAATACTCCAGGTAACCATTTGACACATACCTTTATACTTGTTAAATAGTTGATAGTTTAACAACATAGCAAACTGTGCAAACAAACTAACACCTTCAGTTAGTGCTGCATATACTGCTAACATTAAGGCTATGTCCCTTTTATACCTATTTTCTACATATTCTTTCTCACTAGTATAACTAACAAACTCTTCTACTTTGTTAGGGTCACAGAATAAAGTATCATAATCATCTGCATATTCTTCATACTTCTTAACCTTAGCTTTCTCTAAGTAATCTACTTTATTCTTCATAATAGGTACTTCTAAGAATTCTTTATAGAAGTCTTGACTAAAGCCTAGTGTATCAGTAAGCTGTGAGTAAGCATCAATATGTACACCTTCTCTATTAGCATTACTTCTTAACATCATCTTAACTTTAGTAGGTTTAAAGATTCTAAGCATAACATCATATCCACTTCCTACTTCAA